ACTCGTGGCACATGCCAAGAGTCCGTAATCCAAGCTGTCTCCGAGAAATCGGACCAGCTACAGAAAATCCTCCGTGACGAAGAACTGTTCCTCAAGTTCATCAACGGAGAGCTATCAGAAAAACCAGAACCTAAGAAAGAAGACGAATGACAGAGCAGGTAGAGTTGCAGCACGTTGAGATTCCTAAAGTTATCCTCAGGAGTGATGCAACGGTGGAGCTTATCGACTCCATGGGCACTGAAGAGAACATTGCGCGTGCCGCTAGGGTTTCCACCAAGGGAGCAGCTTCCAAGGGCACAGAAGCCAATGCAGGGCTTGTCAGGATGCTTTACCGCGAGGGCCACGGCACTCCATTTGAGTCCTGTGTCCTTCAGATGTACCTTGAGTTCCCGGTATTCACCTCCCGTCAGGTAGTGAAGCACCGTCTGTCGTCCATTAACGAGGAATCAGGCCGCTATCGTGAGATGGAAGGCGTGTTCTATGTTGTGGACGAAGAACGTCCACTCGTACAGGTTGGTAAGCCCAGCCAGTATTTGTTTGAGCTTGGTCGTCCGGATCAGCGTGCGGCTGTGCAGTTTGTCCAGCAGTCAACTGCTGAAGCAGCTTGGGACAATTATGTGAAGCTCAAGGCGTATGGTATCTGTAACGAGGTGGCTCGAATGCACCTTCCGTTCCAGCTTTACTCATCCATGTACTTCACTGCCAACCTTCGCAGTGTATTGAACTTCATCTCGCTCCGCAAGGACTGGGGAGAGAAAGCTGTACACCGCTCCAAGGCTCAGTGGGAGATTGCTCTCGTCGCTGAGCAGATGGCAAAGATCGTAGAAGAGAAGTTCCCTACTGTATGGGAAATGTTCGTGGAGACCGGCTATAAGGCTGTTTGACATTAATCAAAAGATAGGCTAGAATGGTATACAATACAGAGCCTTTCTTGGGGAGGAATCCGGAGTCGGTGTCCATCACCAACTCCGAGATTCAAACCTTCAAGGATTGTAAACGAAAGTGGTGGCTCGGTAATTACCGCGCCCTCAAACCAATCAGCAAGGTCTATGTCGGACCACTGACTCTTGGAATCCGTGTCCACAACTCACTTGAAAAGTTTTACAAGACAGGTGAAAACCCGGTTGACGAGTACGAACGTCTCCAACGTGTGGACAACAAGCTCTTTGCTGACAGCAAGGACGCAGCCTTTGAGGATAAGGTAAAGAAGTTCAACTCTGAAGCTGAACTTGGCCGAATCATGCTTGAAGGTTACATGGATTGGCTGGCTGAAGAGAATCCTGACGCTGATATCGAAGTCATCGGAGCCGAGACTAAACTCTCGACTAGACTTGAGATGGACCCTCGTGTAGAATTGATGGGTAAGACTGACTTGAAGGTCAAGCGTGCTGCTTCAGGCAAGCACGCTATCCTTGACCATAAGACAGCAGCTTCCTTCAATTCGTACTACGAGACTTCCCATATGTCGGAACAGCTTATGCTCTACGTCATTTTGGAGAAGATGGATACCGTCAACGGTGATCCTAAGGTTGATGGAGGAATCTACAACCTTATCAAGAAGGTAAAGCGTTCTGCAACAGCCAAGCCTCCGTTCTATGAGCGCATGGATGTCCGATTCAATGACAAGACTTTGCAGTCTTTCTGGATTAGGACAATGGGTACCATTCGTGATATAATGGAACTAAGAGATCGGCTGGACGCCGGTGAAGATCACCGTTTCTATGCGTACCCCAGCCCCACCAAAGATTGTACTTGGAAATGCCCATTCTTCCAAGTGTGCCCAATGTTTGATGATGGATCGTCCGCAGAAGCATACCTTGAAGAATACTTCGAGCAATCTGATCCAAACGCGCGTTATGAAGAAGAAAACGAATAAAGAAAGCAGGACTGCATGTCCGAAAGAGCAGTAACAATGCTTATGCACGGTCTGTCAGGTGCGGGTAAGACCACACTGGCAACCTCAGCACCAAAACCAATCCTACTATTGGATGTGGAAATGGCCTCTAGATTCATTAGAGGTAGAAAAATCAAGTGGAACCCGCTTACTGAAGCACCTCCTGTTTGGGATGGAACTTGGGACATTTGCGTTGTCATCGTAAATGAGTTCCAGAAAGCTCAGGTAGCGTATGAATACCTGAAGAGTGGTAACCACCCGTTCAAGTCTGTCATTGTTGACTCCATTTCTGAACTTCAGTCAAAAGCTGTTGAGAAGATCAAGGGCCGCACACAGTTCCAGACTCAGGACTGGGGAAAGCTTCTTTCAGTCATGAGCTTCTATTGTAAGGACTTGCGTGATCTTGCTGAAGCTGATGAGAACATTGAAGCTATCATCATCACGGCAACGTCCAGAGACTATGATGGAATCATCAAGCCGTACCTACAGGGCCAGATTGCTTCCCAAGCTCCCTACTGGTTCGACATTACAGGATATCTTTACGTTCAGCAAGTAGCAGATGCTCAGGGAACTATTTCTGAGTCTCGAAATCTGCTGATTGGTAACCACCCTAACTATGAGGCCAAGTCTCGCGTTCCGGGTCTTCCAACGGTTCTTGAGAATCCTGACATCTCTCTTCTACTGGATAACATCTTTGGCCCAGCAGAACAGCCTGCAACTGCCCCTGTAGCTGTCGCTCCGGTGGCTGAGGCTCCTGTACAGACCGCTGAAGAACTTCCGGCTCTTCCACCAAACGGAATGCCTGAACCTCCGAGCATCTAATAAGCTCCAACCTTATAACCTCTCCAATATAACTGAATAGCTAATAAAAATCAAAAACCGATAGGAAAATATATAATGCCAGCTAAGTCTTGGAAAGACCTGATGAACGACGCCGAGAAGGGCGCTAAGGAGTTCGAGATCGTGGCTGAAGGTCCATACACCTTCGTCATCAAGGAACCTGCAAAGGTCGGACAGACCTCCAAGGAAAACCCTAAGTTCACCATCAAGGCTTCGATTGAATCCGGAGAGCGTGCAAATGCACTCGTCTTCCATGATTTTATCGTAAGCGATAGCCCATACGCTATGAAGAACTTCTTCTTCGGTGATCTTGCCATCCTTGGCTTGAACTCTTCGTTCTTCGATACAAACCCTTCCGAACAGCAGATTGCTCAGGCACTTCTTGGTAAGCGCTTCACGGCTGAGGTTTACCACGAAGAGGCCACCAACGGAAAGACCTATGCACGTCTGCGTAATTTCAGCGCACCGACCTCTGCTGCTCCTTCCGCTGGTGTTCCCGGTGGACTCCCGGTAGCTGCTGCTCACCCGGTACCTGCTGCAACAACTTCTCCGATTGCTGCACCAAGCATTGAATCACCGTGGGCCACACCGGCTGCTCCTGTTGCACCGGCACCACAGGTAAGCAACGCTGTACCCCTTCCGCCAGCATTTGGCTAAGCACTAACCCTAAGGTGTGCCCTCGTGACTTCGGTTGCGGGGGCACACTTTTCCCTTACCCTAAGAGAGACGAAATGACTACTAAGAAAACCCTTACAGTTGAAGTTGAACTCGACGTTGCTGATGACTTCGACTTCAAGAATGGAAAAATCTGTCACTTCCAAGGTGACTCCATTGTCTCAGCAAGCGCTCAAGCGTTTCGTGCTATGACAGAACTTTGTGGCCGAGCTTCGCGTGACAAGGGGTGGCATGAAGGCCGACCGACCGATCCCGCAATGCTGGGACACTGGCAGGGAAACAAGCTGATGCTCATGGTATCCGAGCTTGTTGAAGCTCATGATGAGCTTCGCAACGGTAAGGCTGCAAACGAGACCTATTACCCTACTGCAACTGGGTCCGATTTGCTTCACGGTGACGGACCATTCAAGCCAGAAGGCGTTCCCTCTGAATTGGCCGACACCGTAATTCGAATCTTTGATTTCTGTTTCACGGAGAACATTGATCTGGGGGCTATCATTGAAGAGAAGCTTGCCTACAATAAAACCCGCGAACAGATGCACGGCGGAAAGAAGTTCTAAATGCTGACCGAGGCAGATGATTTTGAAAACCTTCGGGCCAAGCTTGTCTCTCTCGGATACAGCGGTCTCCGCGAAGACGATGAGAGCCTTATACAGGCCCTTGTAGCGGTCCACCTAACCCTTCAGTCATTCAACCTATCCGAGAGCGCTCAGGGGGCCGTTTTGGACCTCCTGAGTGCATCAGGACGTGAGGCATTGGAGGATACTCCGATCTTCACGGAAGACTCTTGGCAGGACTTCGACTACGGAAATGTCAAGCTGTGGGAGTTTGTCCGTGTCAAGTCGGACGCTTACGACTCAGAAACAGGCGCTCGTCATAACGGTTTGTTGGGCGTACTTGCTTACATGAGTGGTGGAAATTGCACCGTAAACTACATCGGATTGGCCTCCGGAAACAGCCAAAAACACCCTATGGCGAAACTTGACTCGCTCAAAGGAGTGTACAATAGAAGACCCGCTAAAATTAATAAGGAGTACAAATGGTGACAGTCTACACCAAGCCAGCTTGCGTTCAGTGTAACGCAACCTACCGAGCACTCGACAAGAAGGGCATTGCCTACCAGAGTGTTGATATTTCCGTAGATGAGGACGCGCTGGCCGAACTGAAGGCAATGGGCTTCCAGCAAGCCCCTGTAGTATCTTCCCCGATTGGGAACTGGTCCGGATTCAATCCCGGACAGATCGATACACTTGCAGACTTCTACGCCAACCCCGTAGGATAGTCTTGCTGGTGTTCTTTTCCTCAGTGACCGAGAACACCGCCCGTATGGTTGAAAAACTTGGCGTACCTGCCGCGAGAATCCCCTTGAAGACCTCTGACGCTGCTGAGTTCAGCATCGATGAAGACTTCATCCTCATGACACCGACCTACGGTGAGGGACGAGTTCCGCCGCAGGTCGTCAAGTTTTTGAATTTTGAGCCAAATAGGGTAAGATGTAAAGGTGTGATCGGTTCTGGAAACCGAAACTTTTTTGAGGACTTTGCTAAGGCAGGAGACATTGTTTCCGCCAAGCTACAGGTACCCGTCCTCTATAGATTTGAACTAGCAGGTACCCCCGAAGACGTAGAAACGATAGAAGAAGGAATTGAAAACTTTTGGCGAAAGTCTCTGAAGAATCACCCATCAACCTCAATGCCCAGCTAAACCTCTGGGACGATAACCACCAAATCCAGTTTGACAAGGACAAGGAAGCTGCCCAGCAGTTCTTCCTTCAGGTCGTCAATCCGGCAACCACGTTTTTCTACAGCCTTGAAGAGAAGCTGAAATTCCTCTTTGACAACAAGTATTACGAGAAGAAGGTTTGGGATCAGTACGATTCCGCAGATGTCAAGGCTCTCTATAAGTTTGTATACTCTTTCGAACACCGTTTTGAGACTTACTTCTCAGCATACAAGTTCTACGTTCAGTATGCAATGAAAACTTTTGATGGAAAGTCGTGGCTTGAGCGCTATGAGGATCGTGTTGTGGCTAACGCGCTTCTGCTTGGCCGTGGAGACATCAAGACTGCCCGTAACATTGCTGAGCAGATCATCACTGGACGTCTCCAGCCAGCCACTCCTACGTTCTCCAACGCTGGAAAGGCACAGCGTGGCGAGTTCGTTTCCTGCTTCCTGCTCCGCATTGAGGACAACATGGAGTCCATCGGTCGCTCGATCAACTCTGCCCTTCAGCTTTCCAAGCGTGGTGGCGGCGTAGCTCTCTTGCTCTCCAACATCCGTGAAATGGGAGCACCGATCAAGCACATCGAAAACGCTTCGTCGGGCATCATTCCGGTAATGAAGATGCTTGAGGATGCCTTCAGTTATGCCAATCAGCTTGGTACCCGTCAGGGCGCTGGAGCCGTATACCTGAACGCTCACCACCCGGACATTGAGAAGTTCCTCGACACAAAGCGCGAAAACGCTGATGAGAAGATCCGCATCAAGACTCTCTCCCTTGGTGTTGTCGTTCCTGACATCCTCTTTGAGCTTGCCAAGAACAATGAGGAAATGTATCTCTTCTCACCATACGACGTTGAGCGTGTCTATGGCAAGGCTTTCGCGGATATTTCTGTAACGGAAAAGTACCGTGAGATGGTAGGTGATGACCGTATCAGGAAGACTAAGTTTGAGGGCGGCGCACGTGGATTCTTCCAGCGCACTGCTGAAATCCTCTTTGAGTCCGGGTACCCGTACTTCCTGTTTGAGGACAACGCAAATGCTGATCACGCAATTGCCGGTGGAAGAATCAACATGTCCAACCTCTGCACGGAAATCCTTCAGGTCAACACTCCTTCCAAGTTCAACAACGATCTCAGCTACGAAACTCTTGGACGAGATATCTCCTGCAACCTTGCATCTCTGAACATTGCTAAGACAATGGAGGGTGGTAGCCTTGAAGAGACTGTGACCACTGCTATTCGTGCTCTCTCTGCTGTATCTGACCTCTCGTGGATTGACTCTGTTCCGTCCGTGGCAGAAGGTAACCGCCAGAGCCGTGCCATCGGTCTTGGTCAGATGAACCTACACGGTTTCTTCATCAAGCACGGCTGGAAGTACGGTAGCCCGGAGTCTCTTGACTTCACGAACGCCTACTTCGGTGCTGTAGCGTACTACGCCTACAAGGCGTCCATGGAGCTTGCCAAGGAGACCGGAAGCCCGTTTGATGGATTCGAGAAGTCCAAGTATGCTGACCCAAAGTATCTGTCAGATAAGTACTTCAACGACGACATGATCAGCGAGTCCAATGCTACTCGTAACCTCTTTGAAGAGTACGGTATCGAGCTTCCCACTTGGGGAGATTGGGACGACCTTGCTAAGGACATTGCTGAGCATGGCCTCTACAATGCCTACCTTCAGGCAATTCCTCCGACTGGCTCAATCTCCTACATCAACTACAGCACCTCCAGCATCCACCCGGTAGCTGCCGCTGTAGAGACCCGCAAGGAAGGTCTGACAGGCCGCGTGTACTTCCCGCAGCCTTACGTGACCAATGAGAACTTTGCTGACGTAGAAGATGCCTACGCGGTTGGTGCAGAGCGTACGATTGATGTCTACGCTGAAGCTACCAAGCACGTTGATCAGGGTCTCTCGCTGACTCTGTTCTTTCCGGACACGGCCACGACTCGTGATATCAACAAGGCACAGATTTATGCATGGCGCAAGGGCATCAAAACCCTATACTACCAGCGCGTACGTCAGACTGCTCTTGCTGGGACCGAGCAAGATGAGTGCGTAAGCTGCCAGCTTTAGCCTAAATTCTCTGGGGCATCTATTCGTAGGTGCCCCAGAGTACTCTAACTTACACTATGAAACAAGGAGACAATTGACCAAGGAAGCAATTAACTGGAATCGGATTGAAGACCCAGTTGACAACGACGTGTGGAAGCTACTCACGAACAATTTCTGGTTGCCAGAGAAGGTTCCGCTATCCAACGACATCAAGACGTGGGGGACTCTCACGAAGGATGAACAGCAGACCACAATGAAGGTCTTCACCGGACTGACCCTCCTTGATACCATTCAGGGAACTGTTGGCGCTGTGAGCCTAATCAAGGACGCAGTAACACCTCACGAAGAAGCTGTGTATACCAACATCGCTTTCATGGAGTCGGTTCACGCCAAGTCCTACTCGTCCATCTTCTCCACCCTGTGCTCCACAAAAGAGATTGATGAAGCGTTCCGTTGGTCACGTGAGAACAAGAACCTTCAGGAGAAGAAGAACCTGATCCTGAACAACTACACGAACATCGACCCCCACAAAAAGAAGATTGCCTCAACTCTTCTTGAGTCCTTCCTGTTCTACTCCGGGTTCTATCTTCCGCTGTATTGGTCTTCCCGTACTAAGCTGACGAACACGGCCGACCTCATCCGACTCATCATCCGTGATGAGGCTGTCCATGGCTACTTTATCGGTTACAAATACCAGAAGGGTCTGGAATCCCTGACGGAGACCGAGAAACAGGAATACAAGGACTTCACGTACGAGCTTCTAATGGATCTCTACGATGTGGAATCTGAGTACGCTCAGGAACTATATGACGGAATGGGCGTTACGGAAGATGTCAAGCGCTTCTTGCGCTACAACGCCAACAAGGCTCTTCAGAACCTTGGATACGATGCACTCTTCCCCAAGGA